GGGGATTACTTGAGAGGTAACAAGTACCTACACGCATTGTCACTTTCCCAGCCGCGTCTGTCTCCTGATAACGTTCAATCAAAAACGGAGCACTCCCATTAGAGTTCGTGTTCGCAGTAGCGGAATTGGTGTCGGCCCCTCTTGTGTCTCGCATACAAGAGAATAGAGCGCCAGCTGTTACAAGTACTGCAGTTCATAGCGGGATATGCAGTTTAATACTTAAGGAACCACCACAGACTCACTTTGTGGTGGGGCCATCATCGTCATGCGAATAGGTCTTCGGGACCGCACGAGTGAACTTCGGTCGACCAACCGGAAGTGGAATTCCGGTAATCTTCGCATTCAATTGACGTTTGAAGGCAGTCAAGCTCATAGGAGAAGGAAAGAACTTGATCGAGCGCAACATCGAGCCATTGGGGGTAAAGCCGGGAACTGTGAGAGCAAGTCCCATTCCAGCCATCGCAGCAACCACAATTGTGGCGCGCGCCACACCAGTGACAAGACCAGCAATGGTTGTCGAAACAACGTTGCCACTCGCCTCAACTTGAGCTTGATTTGTGTAAGAAGGACCAGGCGAGATGCTGCCCGCAGCACGGCCCAACTCACAAACCGTTCCAGCAACCAAGCTACCAAAGGCAGGCAGAGAAGTGCTTCCACTTGTCTCTGAAACCTCAAGCTGAATGGTGCCAGCCCAATCTCGAAGAAACTTGATCAAGGTTGTTTGATTGGGAACGGCACTGAGCGAGTTTGCAAAAACCCAGCCGAGTGCCGGCAAAACACCGGCGACGACGTCAGGAGTGCTGATGGCAACACCCGACGGGAAATTGCCAACAGCAAAATTGTCTGAGACATCAGCTCCAAGGAAAAGACCCTGAAGAGCATCCGTGATCGGAGTCACAACGGTGTATCCACCGAACGTACCAGTTGACGAAAGCACAGTGAGACCACTGTGCAGCACAGGGGTGTAAAAGCGAATCTTCGAACGGATCCACAATTCACCAAGCATTGCCGAGCCACCGAGCGAGCAGGACGTAGTGGCCACAAACAAGTGACCAATGTCCTGTTGGCGCAACAATGCTCCAGTCAAAGAGCCATCGGCGCCATCATCAATGTTTCGAACAAAGAGACGCTTTCGGAGTTTAGGACGGTCAACCGTCTGGTCAAATGATTGCCAAACAGGACCACTCTTCGTGCGATCATCGTTCAGTAGCTCTTGCTTCGTGCCAGCGTCAGTACTGTCACCAGGATCAAAGTCAATCGCAAGAATGACCTTACCACTGGCGGTAGTCGGTGCTGCAGTTTCATAGTGCGGTGTGAGTTCCTCGGCCTCATACTCTTCATAACGCACGGCGATATTTGACAGCCAGGGAAAGGTAGCTGGATCGCCGGGATTGAGGTTGTAGATCTCGTACGCAAAGTCATTCTGTGAGTCAGTGAAAATGTCGGCAACATATTCATCATGCTCAACCACAAACGCATCACCTTCTTGGTACATGCGTGTGGCACGACGTTTAGTCGTACGACCGAGAGCGACACCTTGTCGCATAGGCGCCGCACGCGCCTTGGATGATTTTTGGTTCTTCATCTGAACGTTCTTGGGCGTTGTCCGTCGACCACGGCGTGCACCCTTTGCACGATTACGGGTTCTTGATTTGACCATGTGCCCTGAAACCAAGAAACAGAGACTGTACCTCACACTGTTAGCCCACCCTCATGTGGGGACTCTATCCGTGCAGTCGTTAGGCATTTATGACCGGAGAACTCGTGTCAATTTAGCACTGGCGAAGTCATTTCCCAGTTTTGGATAGTTAGTAGTAGAGACTCATAGACAACGCTTGCCGTCTTAGGCTTCTTTCTTGAAGACGCATTAAAGCACCGATTTAGATTAGTTCGGATCTATTGCACTATTGATTCTAGGATATTGGATTCCCGAGTTTCCATTTATATAACCCGGGACTTCCGGGTCGCCTTGTGCATCTCGTGACCATTTAACTAGCTGCATACATCCGTAGCGTTCTCCTGATTCTGGAGCGGACTTAAGCTGATCTGTCGAGGTAGGACGAAGGACTAAAAATTGCTGGGGTAGGACGGGCGCGACCCACGTCGGGTGTTTCTATACAAACCGTGCGTAAAACTGCCGATCTCTTTTTGTATTCATTGGTTGAACCAACTAATTCCCACCGAAAAGGGAAGAGAAGTTAACAGCCACAACGGCCACCCCCTTACTAATACTCAGCAACTAACCACTGTTGCCGGTTGAGAAGATTGATTGGCCACGCATTTGACCACTTCTGACCTGATTGCCATGCCTTGACCACCACTCCTTCCCGAAGTTGTCATAACGGCTCTTAATTGGCAAATCTTGGTGTAGGCCAGCTACCAGCTGAACGCGAGAAACGCCACGCACCCACTCAAACCACGCTTCAACAGTCGAGCGAGGAAAGTGGTGCGAATGAATCGCGTTCAAAGGCTGCAACGTGTTCAAACCACGCAAATACGACTCTGCAGCCAGCTGCTCAGCAACACTGAGGCCAAAGCGCCTCGAAATCAACTCGCGTGTGCGAGGACATTCGACGAACTGTAACTTTTCCAGTTCAAAGCGCTTGGCGTAGGCTCGTTGAAACATTTCCATATCACGTCTGTTACCGTGGGCTCGTTTGAAGAACCGCTCCATGCTTATCCACTTAGTCACGCGCAGTCCGTAACGAGCTAATTCGTAGAGAACAGGGCAACCAGGATACTGGTACAGAATGGAAAAAGATTTGGCTCTCAAGAGTTCTAGGCACTTCATTGTGTTACCACAAATGAACTGCCCAGTACCCCAACCAAACTTGATGTACACCTTCACAACATCTGTTACAGGAATTCGCTCCATCTCATCAAAGATGAGAGAACAGAAATCCGTGCCAGAAATGTCTGTCGAGGTCTTCATTTTGCACTCGAAACCGACCTGCTTAAAATCGTCCGAAGACAACCTATGTTCAGGCCTACGTGCATTTATGCCGTCGTCACCTTCGAATATACCCTTATTTTCCCACACATTCCGGCCATACTTACGTGATAACAGCCAGCAGTAAAGAATCAAATTGGTGATCGAATTAGTCAACGACGTCGACATCTCCCCAGACATCTCGGCTTCAACGAGATCAATAATAACCTTCGCAAAATAAAGTTTCTGCGGCCCCTCTATGACATCCTCCATAAATTCAAGGAAGAGCTTGACACACATTCGTGACAATAGGTTAATGAGGTAACGGCGATACACGGCGTGTGGTATCAGACTCAAAATGAACTTTTTAAAATGAGCCTCGAAGCTGGAGAAGTCAGTTTCATCGATTTCAGCACCTAACATGCTAATAACCTCAATGATATGGTTCACACGTTCTTCGATAGGAACGTGTTTAATAAAACATGGGAGCGAGAAAACCGCCTCACCGATCGCATGAAAGATCGGACCGACCATTGTTTTGAACCAATCAGAGCGAGAATTTATCGTACGTGGCGTTTTAGGTTCCACGTAGAACTCGTCTTTGATAAATGACTTACAGGCGCGCCAACGCTTCGGCCGCTCTGCATAGTGGGTGGCAAGCAACTGAGCCTGTCTGAGAGCACTATATGCAGTCTTAGGTAGCCATGATTCTACAGTTAGGTCGGTGTCAAACGGAAGAGGCCTCACGTAATAATCACACCAATCATGGACAAATTTTGTTAGACTTGCTTCGAGGGAGCAGTCAAACGGGGGTTTGAGCAGCGCTAAACGCGTCGCTGCCCCGGCAATTGTTGAATAGGCGTCGTTCATAACAGGATGAGGGTAGCACGCCCCAAAGGCATGTGCACCAAGACTCACTGCAACTACTTGACGTCGCCCACGCTTAGCGGAAATCACTTCAAACCGAACTTTCGGGTCGATATAAGGAATGGCAACAGCTGCAACAGCCGGATCTTTCTTAGCCAAATCAATTTCATCGATGTAATATCCGTAGAGCACCAAACGATCACCGTCCTCTAGAAAACCGTCTCCTTATGCCGCTCCTCCGACATTAGGTGATGGTAGGCCAAATACACAGTCTGAATGTGCACGCCGTGAAGCGCATCGACATATCTGTCGACGTTTAGCTGATCTTGCAACTCGGCATTGCGGACCAATCCTGTGATTAAGTCAGCATTCTTCTTGCCTTTCATCGAAAGCAGCTGTTGTCTGCACGATTGAAGCGAGGCGAATAGTTCCATTGAAACAACCACCTCACGAGTCGCCCGGAACGTGAATATCCGCCACAAGTCAGTGGCGACGTTACCGGAGATCTCAGTCACTCTGAACGTTCTGTACATAGGATCAGCAAACACAACAGGGCGGGCCATGTTAGCAAGATTACGAACGTCATATGATGACTTCAGCTTCGTGTACTGTAAAGGCGTGTACCAAACTGTGCGTCTGTGGTAAATCAACCACACTAAAAACGCAAGGTAAAACGCAAGCTCACGGGCGCTGAAGTTCTTGAGTGCCCACCGTATTTCTAAGGGCAGGACATGGTCACGTTGGCACTCTTGCCACGTGTTGTAGTTCGATCCTGTGACCGACGCAACTGGACGCATGTTACTGATTTGATCACCAAAGAGCTGATAACCAAAGATCTTGACGTTAAGAGGGGCAAATGCCACACCTCTACACCAAAGACCAGGCTCAGCCCCCTGAAACCAACTAGCAATACTGAAAGACGGGCACACAGAGGGCCTCCAGAACTCACAGTCATTAGCTACATAAGCGCTTCCGAACACAATTAAGATTGCGATCATTGCCGACATCACAATTGAGAGCTTTACTGTCAACGACAGTGGCTCCACATCGTGGAAAGGCAAGACATGCAACATAGACGCCTGCGCGGCCATGTCGATCTCGTCAGGAAGGTCGGTCTTAGTCACGGCCCGTGAAATGGTCGTGACTTTACGCGCCAATACCGTCAATTCAGTAGTGTCAGCGCGGAGCACAGGCTCAATTTCTTCGTCACTTTCACGCGTGACGGTTTTCAACTCCTCTACCAAAGGATTGACAACAGGCTTGACTGGCTTGCTGGGCAAAGGTGGCGCTTGCGGAACACCCATGGCATTTGGTATTGACTGCTTGAAACGAATCGGCTTCACAGGAAGTGGCGGAGCCTTCAATTTCTTCGGCGGCAGTGGTGGAGGTTGGACGTCAGTGCCATGATTGAATTCTTTCTCTTCAAAATGCACTCGTCGCAGTCGGATTCCCTTGTTCAACTTCAAATCCCTAACGTTATTGAAATTTTCTTGAAGCAAAGGAGCCTCTTCCGGCTTCACTGAATCAACCTTCAGTGCTTGCAGACGACGCTCGAGCTGCACGTTTTCGTCGTCCACATCCGGTTCCTCAACGAAACCGGCCTTGGACAGATGATCAACGAGAGAAGCCACCTTTGCAGCCTCAACATCATCGTCGTCACTGTCGTCTCCGTTATTTACAGCAGGTTCCGCAGTAACAACAGTCACGGCGTCACGATAAGCGGAGAACTCATCGTCGTTCAAGTTTGTGCCAAGAGCGCAGTCGCGAGCAAAATGCCCTGGCTTACCGCACATATAGCACACACGGCCACCACCGTGCTTGCTTGTAGCCTGTGCCTTGAGTTGCCCTTCACGAGCAATCAAAGCATGCATCAACGGGATGTAATTGTCAGGGACAACACGTCTCAACCGTTCATGCTCTTTGTCGCATTGTTCCAACGTTTGCAGCTTTGCATAAACATTGTCGCGTTTCCCACCAGCATTGGCCATTTG